ATTCATAAGGGGAAAACATGGGCTACCGATATAATGCGATTACAGGCGAACTAGATTTTTTTGATTCTGGTGAAACTGGAAACGATATAACACAAATAGATACTGATGCTGGTTCTGCATCGCCTGTTATGGGGATAGTGAAAGTATTAGGCACAGCGGCTCAAGGTATATCGTCGAGTGGAGCTGGAAATACAGTTACTTTAACAATAGATGATGCCACAGAAATACAGAAAGGCGTTGTTGAATTAGCAACAGATGCAGAGGCTATTGGGGGCATTGATACATCTAAAGCAATCGTATCTACTTCATTAAAAGCTAAATTTGGGGCCCAAACAGCGAACGCACTCGCCTATGGGACTGGAGATACACTTGCATTAGGATGGACAAATGCACTAACAGATGGACAGATCGTTATAGGGTCAACAGCGGGTTCTCCCCAATCGGCAAATATAAGTTCAACAGGTGGAACTGTTACTATAACTAATGGGGCTAACACAATTAACTTAGAAGCAGGAGCGTCTGTTCCAACTTCGTTTGTGGCAGATGCAGGCACAGCAATACCAGCAGCAAATATTTTAAATGTTCTCGGTGGCAACAATATAGGTACAGTCGGAGCAGCTAATAATTTAACAGTTAATTTAACAGGAACGACAACTAGCGCAGTACAAATTGGAAATGCAACAGGAAGTTTAACATCAGTTGGTCCAGGAACAACAGGACAATTATTAGTTTCAACTACTGGTGGAGATCCTTCATGGTCGACAGTGTCTTATGGTGATTTTTCATTCAACAATGTTACAGGAGTAGGAGTTCCTAGAACTGTATCAATAGCAAATACTGACGTAAACGCAGCATCAACAGTAGATTTAAGGCTATCTACTCCTCCTCTTGGTGGAGATTCAATGGTATCTTGGGAAGTACAGGGAACCTTATTTTATGCAGCAGGTGTTGATAATTCAGATTCAGACTCATGGAAGCTATCAAACTCAAGCAGCCCTAGTGGCGGTGATGCCTTAATTGCAACAACAAGCGCTGGTGTAATTACACTATTTAACGATCTAGACGTTACAGAAGGTGGAACTGGAGTTAGTACATTCACAGATGGCGGTATCTTAATTGGTAACGCTGGAGCAGACATACAAGTTACAGCAGCACCGACATCGGGACAAATCTTAATAGGAAGCACTGGTGTTGATCCTGTATTAGGCTCTTTAACTAGCACTGGTGAAACTTTAGTTATAACAGAAGGTGCAGGAACTCTTAATATAGATACGCAAACAGTTCTTCAAACGGATACTGGATTTGGAACATGGGATGCAGCAGGACCTTATTTTGATGATACTACTCTTGGTGAATTTGATGTTTTAGTAGCTGGTTCTGGTTATATAAAAGGGGTTCCTGTTTCTTGGACAGCCCCACAAACAGTATCAGGAATGACTGCAGGTAACTCGTATATTATATATATAGATGATACAGGCACTATTGGAAAGACTACTACATATTCGCTTGCTACATTCCAGGATTATATCCCGTTATTTGAGTGTTTGAGAGACTCAACTGCAGCAGGAAATAACCAAGTTACAGTTAAAGAGAACCATCCATATGAATTCCCTCCAGCAGCCTCCTATTGGGCGCACGAAACAGTTGGTGTGATTATAGAAAATCATGCGGGGGGTGCTAATATTACGCTCAATGGCACTCAAAAAATACAAATTAATGGTGATGATGAGTTATCCGATCATGGATTATATACTGATATAGATGATAGTGCTGGTGTTGGTGTTGTATGGAATCAATACTTTACATTGGCATCTGGTAAATGGGCAAGAGCATCTCAAAGCGATACGTTTACAGGTCAGTATAATAATGCTGGATCAGTAGCAAATTTAACTGGTGGCAAATATGGAGTATATAAACTTTATGTCTCCAAAGATAATGTCACCTCTACTACTCCTGTGTACTTTGCAGTGCTTCATACTGCTGAATATAACAATCTTACAGCTGCTCAAACTGCGGTTGCCAATGGACTCATTGCCTCTGTATCAGGAGAGCTTGCCTTCTTGGAGCTTGCTAGACTTGGATATATAATTTACCAAGAATCTATATCGACTATTGTAGACGTAATTATAGATAAGCAAACATTAGGGTCAGGCAGCACAACTTCTGGAACAAACGTTGCATCTTTAGTAATTACAGATACCTCTAATTTTGATGGTTGGTTATCAGTAGCAGATACAAACGTACAAGCAGCGTTAGATACATTAGATGATGTAGGATTAGGAGTAACACCCGAACATGCCGTATTGTTAGGTGGAGCTTCTTATGCAATTGATGCTACAGCCGTGGGAGCGACTGGAACAGTTCTAATTGGAAACACAGGAGCAGACCCTACTTTTAGTGCTACCCCGGTAGTTACAAGTGTACATGCGACAACGTTCGACACAAACGTAGCAGCAGCAGGGGTGACTTTAGCAGGAACTACGCTAGCAGCAGATGGGACGGATGCAGCTATTGATATAGTATTAACTCCAAAAGGAATAGGAGATATACACCAAGAGAGGTCGTTAGATGCAGTTGCTACTAGAATTATGACCTCTAATACATCTAACACAGCCCAATCAAGTGCAACCTTTAAAGCTAAGATTGCTGGCACAACTGCAAGGCAAGCAGGTGTATATTGTGTAGTAGGGTCTACTTATTATCAATATGCAGGCATATTAGGCTCTGATGGGTCTTACCGAATAGGTTCGAATGTTGCAGGAATAGGAACGGCTGACGATTCTCTTATTATAAGTCAAGCTGGAGCGATTAACTTTAATAACGAATATACTTTCCCAACAACAGACGGAAATGCAAACGATGTATTAACAACAGATGGAGCTGGAACGGTAACGTGGGATGCTCCTACAGCAGGAGGAATCGTTGAACAAAGAGTTAACGCCTCCACGGGTGCTTTGGTTACATGTACAACGTTACTTCCTTTTGACGACACAATTCCTCAAAAAACAGAAGGTGATGAAGTTATAACCGTAACAATTACACCAACTAGTGCAGCAAATACTTTAGTCATAGAATTTGAAGGACAAATGGGTGCTTATAATGGGTCTAACTCTTACGAAACTGCAGTTGCTCTATTTCAAGATGCTACAACAAATGCTTTAGCTGCTGGGTTTGGACCATCAGTAACAACAGGAGCGGTTGGCGTAATTGGCAATAGTGTATTAACACATACTATGGTAGCAGGGACGACGTCCGCTACAACATTTAAAATAAGATCGGGGCCAAATATAAACACCTACCCTGTTTATTTTAATGGACAAAATACTAATAGAAAATTTGCTGGTCTGTCAGCAACAACCTTAAGCGTAACAGAATATGCAGCGGGCAGCCCAGTCACCCCATGCTTTACATGGAGTGTTGTAACTGCAAATACAAATATGGCTGTTAACAATGGTTATATAATCAAACATGCAACGCCAGCTACACAGTTAGATTGTACTTTGCCAACAACAGCAGCAATAGGTGACACGGTAAAAATTTCTGGATATACATCTGGAGGCTTTAAAATAGTCCAAAATGCTGGAGAACAAATCTTTTATGGAAACCAAGCAACTACAGTTGGAGCTGGTGGTTATCTAGAATCAACCGATGATCACGACTCAATAGAGCTGCTGTGTATAACAGCAAACACAGAATGGAAAGTAGAAGATTCAGTTGGTAACTTTACAGTAGTTTAATTAAGGAGAAAACATGGTTACAAATAATGCAGCAAACAACACAGTAGCAGAAAACGACTTTTCGGTTAATAGGTCGTTAGCAGCAACGCCCGTTGTTGCGACAATCTCTCATTCGGATAATACGGCTGTAGCTTCTAATGCAGGCCTGCAGCTAACCGTTGGAGGCACAACATCAACGGGAGATCCATACGTTAACTTTTTAGTTACTGGTGGTGGCACTTATTCATTAGGGATTGATAACACAGCAGCCAATGACCCGCTGAAAATAACAACCGGTGCGACTCCAAGTGCAGGGACTGAATTAATAACTGTTACAACGGCAGGCGCTACTAGCGTAATTGCTGGTGACTTTAGCGTAACTAGAACTAATGGCGGTGGGGTAGTTGGTTCTTTTACGCAAAATCTATCCAACGATGCAGCCACAATAGCTAGAGCTACCATTTCCACTGGATCAGGTGCTGGCTCAATGGCTTTTACACAGTATGAAATAGGCGGGATTAATAGCTATTCAGTTGGAATTTTAGCTGATGACCAATCATTAAGATTTGCTCCTGTTAATACTGGAGTTGGAGTAGGTGACACGTTCATTATGACCCAAGCTGGGGTAGCTACTTTTTCTAGTACAGTAAACGCAACAACGTTTGATACTAACGTAACGGCTGCTGGAGTAACTTTGGCTGGGACTACTCTAGCAGCAGATGGGACAAATGCAAATATAGATATAACTATGACACCGAAGGGGACAGGAACTGTAAACCCTTCAGCGTTGAGCGTTAACAGTGCATATACGTTCCCTACCGCGGATGGGAATGCTGATGATGTTCTAACAACAGCTGGCGATGGCACAGTTAGTTGGACTGCAAATTCATCCACTGGGGTAGTAGTACAAAGAGTTAATGCAAGTACTACTGCTCAAGTAACTTGTACTACACAATTGCCAGTGGATGATACAATCCCACAAAAAACAGAAGGTGATGAGGTTCTAACTGTAACAATTACGCCAACTAATTCATCAAATATACTAGTAATAGAATTTACAAGCTTCGGCACACACACGGCAAACACCTTTTGCGCGGGAGCTTTATTTCAAGATGCCACTACACCAGCTTTAGCAGCAGTTGTCCTTGGAAGCGATCAAGTTGAGTCCTATTGGAATGCAAAATTAACCCACTACATGGCCGCTGGAACAACAAGTTCAACCACATTTAAAATAAGATGTGGAAATTACACAACACCAGCTAGTGTTTGGGTAAATGGAGATAATGGCTCTAGGAAATTTGGAGGCGTTGCGGCAACAACCCTATGCGTAACAGAATACGCAGTATAATATGAAAGAGGAAAACATGAAAGAAGCAGCAAACGAAATGTGGGCGACGATACCCCTTAAAGCAAGATACGTGATGTTCTTTTTTTTAGGTATATTAGTATTAGGTGCATTATGGATGACCTCCTGTACTAGTATTAGCTGGTTTATTAAAAATTACCCAGATGATAATATTGTAGAAGAATATACAGAAGATATAATTAAAGATCAAACTGGTATTGACATTGATTTAACACCCAGAACGCCAGAATCGCCCAGAAGGTAGCTTACTTGCCCTGTAATGGCTTAAAGTCGTTGTCCTGTCTAATTACTTGTCTAACTTCTATTAACTCATTCTGGAGCGACTCTACTAGCTTCATAAGCGCAGAGACTCTTTGAAAGACTCCACGCCTAAGATTATCTTGCTTGAATTCTAGCGACTTAAGCTCATTCCATATCGGATCATTTTTTATCTCAAACATGTTTAATTGCTCTATAGCACTCATTGTTACCTCAATATACTACTTAACTTTATTAAGTCGCCAAACTTCTGACGGCTTGCTTCTGTACATTTCAAGATCAACATCAATCAATTCAGGGACAGACTTATAATTCACGTTGCCTTTTCTTATATAACAAGCAAATCTATAATCGCCACCTATTGAATTAACACCTTCTGATTTTTGTTTTAATTCTTCTTTAATGTCTTGTTCTTGCTTTTTTAATATCTTGAGTTGTTCTTGGATATCAAACAATTCATTGGCCTTATCAATCCATATATTATCTCGCTTTTTGTAATCGTCTTCCGTTAATTCTGGATCTTTTAAATTAAGGACGCAATTCCAAAAATCAGATCTTGCTTTATCTAGCTTTTTCAAATATTCTTTATCTGGTTTGACTTGTATTAAAATCATGTCACCTTTATGACAAGACAAATAGTCTATACTATCGAGACCACTTACGTCAAGTTGTTGTTGCAATTGAGGATAATAAACTGGTGGAACAACGCCGTTTTTTGCCATTTCATGATATTCACGATTGGTATTTTTAATTTCTACAGCTCTTTTACGATCATTAGTTAAACCATCTAAAGAGGCAATTAAATATGAATCTGGTGATTTTTTTATGGTTCTAGCAGGTGCCTCTTGACCAATCATCTTTTCATATTCTTTGCGCATTGGATCTTCCATCATCTTTCCGTGTCTAGTTGCCCAGTTGTCTGTTTTATCAACAAACAAACCAAGCTTCTCTTCCCATAAAATTCGTGGTGTTTTAACTCGTCCATCTGGTACTTTCCATTTGGATACACCCATTAAAATACCACAATCACTCGCCCCGATATGGTTCTTTCTAAGCTCCAACCATGCATCTGTGTTTTGTTCTATTTCAATTATAATCATAATAGCACCTCGACTTCATTTTGGCTAGAAGCGTATTCTTTTGCTCTATTAAGGATTTTTGTGTATGTCTGTTTTGGTAATGCCAATAAATTTTTTAGATTTTGTTTCGCTAAAAACGACATAACCTTTTCCTTATAATCTGGTACTTGTTCTAAGAAGAATTCAAGTTCATCAAAATCTTTTGTTGATGAAATATCTTCGCTTGGGGTATCTTCCTTTACGAATGAAATAATTTCGTTTGTTGAAAGTGCTATAGCTTCCGTTTCGTCAACTGAATTTTCATCTTGATAGTTGGCCCTATCATTTTGAGTTATGGCACTTTCCATTTTTGCTTTTATATTGTCGTCTAATGAGATCTCACCCTCGACATAACAATTGCCAATAACATCTGGAAATAATTGTCTAGCTAGTCTTGATAATGCCCTTGCATACAACATATCCCTTGGAAAGGTTAGCCAAGGCCCTCTGCAAATACCCGCTCTTTTGGCTTCTTCTATTGAAAAACTTTCACTCCATTCGTCGCCGTTATCCGCTCTTTTACCATGTAAGATACATATTGTATCATCTGATTTTCGGTTTCTTGTGATGCTATGTTTATGCTTACGGATTAATCCCGCCATCATTCTAGACGACATTTCCACTTTTCCTTTAACAAAATATAATCCACCACCAAGAGCTAACTTAGGATCAATTCCCAATGCTCCCGCAGCGGACACAACGGCAAATATTCCCTCTGCCCCTAGATTACTATAATGTTTAGTTGCCATTAACTTTTGACAAACTTCTTGAGTATTACTTAATTCATCTAAATAATTATTTTTTTGTTTAATTACTTCTTGTTTCATCATCTTCTCCTAAAATTAATATTCTTCTTTGTTCTTCCATAAGATCCTTAGCACATCTTCCGACCACTAAGTTAAACTTGAAGGTTGATATATCCCCCATTTCTATCTTATGAATTGATTCTTTTAACTTTTCAATTATTTTCTTTGTTTTATTTGTCATCTGCATTCTCCTTTAATATAAAATTCTTCTTCTTTTCCATTTAGCGTTTTCCCATCGGTATGGGTAAGGCCAATACAATTCCCATTGTTTGTCCACTCTATTACCCAGCTGTATTTACCTTTTATAACTTGGTATCCATCATTAGCCCAACAGACAGTTTTACCTTCGTTTACAGCTTTTTTTATTTCATCTAGATTCATCATTATCTCCTTTTTTCTTTTAATTTATCTAAACATTCATTAAACATTTTTCTAAATTCATCGCTTTCATAACATTTTTTGCATAAGTAATAAGGCTTTCCAGCAGGATCTAACCCATATTTATCTGATGGATTAGATTCAGTAACTGTATTACACAAAGCACATGAGCATATTTTCTTCATCATCATTCTCCTTTTTGTTTAAGCGTTTGTTCATATAGAAAACCTATATCAAAACAATCTTGTTCATTATTAAAAAACTCATCTTCAATTTCGCAGTATAATTCGTCTAAATATGAATGTAACAAGTCTTGATTGTCATCTTTGCAATAGCTGTAATAATCAACGCCTTCTAAGAAGCGTTCAGCCAGCATATTTCTAGTGTCGTAATCATCCGCCCATATGTAATATTTTTCTTTTAATCTATCTATTAATTTATCATTTTCTATACAGCTCATCTTCTTTCCCCTAGTTGTTTAATGTTGAATTGCTATAAATGATTCAGAATCTATTTTACATGCGAAATAGTCGAGATTTTCTTCAATTTCTTCCATGTTCTTATATTCTGTATTGTAATCATCGTTATATTCTGCAATCGAGTATTCAGCATAAGTACAGCAAAACCCACATACATCAAGTTCTAATTCTTCCATGCAGTCTTCCTCAAATTCAATTAAATAATCATATAACGCCGTTAAGCCATCGTAAGAAAAGTTGTTTTTATATGTATCAGATCTAAAAAAATAGTCTCTAAAGTCATAAACGCCAACTGTTGTTTTCATCTTCATCTTCTCCTTTATTGTGTTGTTAACATTCCAATCAACAACTTGTTTACTTTAATTTAAAACTAATATAGCATATGCCTTGATTAAAGAGAACAAAAAAAAGTAAAAAATATCAAATAAAAGGCAGTCAATGACATATACCACTAAGTATAAGACAGTTAGACAAATGGCAGAGCATTATGATTTTATCTCTCAAGCTCTTTTACGCAAGCTAATCGCTTCAGACAAGCAATTTCAAAAAAAATGTGTACGCAGATTAGGACGCAAAATATTATTAGATGAAGACGCAGTTCTTAAATCAATCGCTGATTCGCATTTCTAAAAAATTATACTTTATTTTAAAAATCATATGTGATTATTATGAAAATTATATAGGATGACGCAAGGTTTTACATGCTTTCCAAAAGACTTACTTTCTTTCCGTATGTAACAAAAAAAAGGAAAGCCCCCAAAACCATTTGGAGACTTTCCAGAAACTTAACCACGAGGCCGTGATAAGTTAAAAAACAGTACTTGGCCTTACTTGGCCTTACTTGACCTTTTGGAACTACAAAATCTAAAGGATCAAACAAATTATGCTAACATATTAGCGAATTGTTTCACTTAGGTCAAGTAAAAATAAAAAGAAAAACGTTTTACAACCTTAAGAGGCAACATGAGTTCACTTCATAACAATATAGTTCAAGAATCAGCAGACAAAAAACCAGCGTATATCTTCAAAGTTCCTCATAAAAAAAACTTTACAGTTATTGATAATCAGATTTTATATAATAAAAATTTGAGTGCAAAAGCCACATGCTATCTTTGTATCCTGCTTTCTTTTCCCGATCACTGGAAAATCAATCTTAAACATCTAGCCTCTCTTAAGAAAGATGGAATAAAGGCCGTAAAATCAGCAATAAATGAACTAAAAGACAACGGATATGTATTTTATTATCAAAGCAAAACCGAGAATGGACAATTTCTTGAGTCAATTTACATAGTTTCAGAAACCCCTAAGACTAAAGAAGAAATAGAAGAATTCAAAAAAAGTTTACCGCGAGCCTATTTTGGGATAGCCGCAAAGGGGTTAACCCAAAAGGACAGACTAGTAAATACTAATAGTAGTAATACTCACTCTAATAAAGAACAAAAGAAAGAAGGGGATGAACCCCCACCGCTTCCTTTAAATTTAGAAAAATTGATTAACAGAAAGAAGGAAGTAAAGACATCAGAAGAAGAGCATCTCAAGCTAGCTGAAAAGCTTGGGGCAGAAGTAAGAGATGCCTGTTATAAAATTCTTAGCGACTGGAAAGAAGACACACCCAAATGCAAATGGAAAAAATCCGATTACAGATCAATCTTAAGATGGGTAGTTAATGCTCATAAGGAGCAAAAGCAAAGAGCCTCCAGTTTGACAGAATCAACTCTAAAACATATTGCCCCTGAAATAGCCGGAAGCCTTGTAGACACAACCAAAATAGAAGAAGCACACAAGGAATATACCGCATGGCGTAACGCCTCAAACGACAGTTACCGAATGAATTTAGGAGCATTAATCCTGGATGGCGACAGAATGTACGATTACAACGCACCGAAATTTCGTTATAAAATTACAAAAGAGAAGTACTTAGATCTTCTTGAGAATAAATATAAGATCCCAGGCGGCATAAAAACAAAAATCAAATCGATTCTGGGGCTATAAACTGAATGCTATGGGGGTGTAAAATAAAATGTTGATTAAAAAAATGACTTTAGTTAAACAAAAGCTTGAGGGTCTTTTTAAAAAAAGAGTTAGGACCACAAAGAAAGACGAAACACTAAACAAAATCAAGGTATTACTAGCAAAATATCTTGGATATGACGAAACGGAAGACGGGCCAGATGACAACAAATGAAATGACATTTTCAATAAAGGGCAAGCCGATAGCAAAAATGCGACCGCGTCTAGGTCGACACTCTGTATACGACCCTCAAAATTTCGAGAAGATACAAACTAGAGTTCAGCTAATGAACCAGTTTAACTCAAATGGCTATTTAAACGCCCTACAAGGCCCGATCATGGCTAATGTGGTATTTCATGTGCCTATACCTGGTTCATGGTCACAGAAGCGAAAAGAGGAAGCTTCAGGGGAATTTGTCGCTACAAGGCCCGATATCGATAACTATGAGAAATTTTATTTCGATGTCATGAACGGGCTAGCCTACAAAGACGATTCACAGATCGTAAAGACAAAAACACAAAAGATTTACTCAACAAAACCACATGTTGAAATAAACTTACACCAACTGGCGGTAGGAATGATAAACGAGCATGCAATTACTTATAAAAATAACTTGAGCGTGGAAAACCTGGATTACATTATAAAAAAAGCCAACAAATTAGGTCTAATAGACAGAAGAATAGCAAGGGTATACCAACAACAAGACGTTGATGGTGTTCACGTTTATTTTGAAGTTGATGGCCCAAAACAGAGGGACTAATGCTAAAAATAATTCTCGCACTTAATATATTAAATTTAATATTTATAATATTTATTATCAATGAACTTAAAGCTTGTTGGAAAACGCTTAACGCCAACAGCAAAGAAATATTAAGATCAAATGAAAACGCGATCGGTTGTTTCCAGGCTTTCACCGAAGGACAAAACCACGAGATGATTAAAGCCGTAAAAAAAGAAATTAAAAGGCAAAAAGGTAGTAACAGTGGTGTCTAAAGAAAAAGCTGAAAAGATAATAAACTTTTTTTATATTAGTTGTATGATAGCAGTTCTATTAGCCATGATGGCATTACCGGCTTTTATGCTCCCGTTTCCGTATAACTTTATAACTTCGGGGTCTTTTTTACTAGTGAACATTATCGCATTCGCACTATGTCGAGCAATCGGGAAACAGGGTTAAAGCTTAGTGGACTACATGACGTGTAATACATGCAGATCAACTGTACAAGAAAATGCGACTGGAATCTGTCTTGGATGTCAAGGTGGTTTTAATAAAGCAATTGATTCAGATCATCTTGAGAAACATAAATTAACAAAACTATTATCGAGAAAACAGGAGTTAGAGGATGCCCTTCAAGAGCCAAGCACAAAGAAAGATGATGTATGCGACAAAACCAAAACTGGCAAAAGAGTTCGAAAGCAAAACTCCAAAAGAAAAGAAACTTCCGAAAAAGGTAAAAAAGGATAAGAAATAAAATGTTTAAATTTAAGACAAAGACAAGCAAAGAGATAACATCCCTTAAGGAGACCCTAACGCGTCTAGCGAAAAGCCTGGAAGAAAGAACAACTCGAAGAGACGAAAAAGCCTTATTTATAGATATAACCACAGAAAAACAGTATGTAGATACTATGTTTGCCAAGCAAAAGAATTTAATAAAAGAGTTACAGAGGTCAGTAAAAATTCTCACTGAGTTAATCACTGTAGATTACAAGATTTTAGAAGACTGTGGTTTTCTACCAGGGGTATTTGATTCACAAGGTGACGAAATAGTTCTTCATGGCGATAGAGCTAGGGAGTGGCTAAGAGAGGCCGGTTATATATACAAAACAAGAATACCAGAAAAAGATGAACTATGGATCAAGGTGGAAAAATGATTGAATGTACGGATTATAGACCAATAAATAAAAACACACTACTAGGATACGCAACAATATACGTGCCAAAATGGGATTTGGATCTATACGACATTGCATATTGCCAAAAAGACGGCCGCAGATGGGTTAACTTCCCTTCCAAGGTATACGCAAAAGACGGTGAAACTAAGTATAGTTCATACTATAGATTTAGGGAAAGGATTAATTACGATAAGTTTTGTAAGTCGATCAAAGAAGCGATTGAGAAGAAAATTGAGTTGGATAATATTGCCAAATGTACGGATGGCGGAATTGTAGAACAATCTACATCTAGAGCGAACGAAATTAAAGAGTTCGATGACCAGGAGGTGCCGTTTTAATGCCTGATATTACCATGTGTAAGGGCGATGATTGCCCACTTAAAGACAAGTGTTACAGGTTTCTAGCGTCACCAAGTGAATACGCACAGTCTTATTTTGTAGACGCCCCGTATGACAAAGAGAAACAAGAGTGCGATCATCAATGGCTGCACTTCAACAAGGAGAAAAAAGGATGAATTTTGCAATTAAAATAACTTATACAGATGAAAAGTCGTTAGACATTGTGTTGCCAGAAGAAGAGGTCTCTAGATTTTTAGAGACAGTAAAGAACGGCGAGTGCTACTGGGATAAAACCAAGCAAGCAGCTTTTTGGACGCCAGATAGTCTTATTAGATATGTGAACATAAACAAACTCCCAGAAGAGCAAGCAAAGCCACCTGTGGAAGAGAAGATTGAAGAAGTAGAAGCCATTCCAGAAGGTGAAGCAGAGCAGAGTGGGGAATGAAAGAAGAACAACCAACACCTAAGCCAGAAAAGGCCAAGAAGTGACGGAATACACACTAACAACAGTAGGAAACCACACAGGTATTGTTGTCTTTAGGAGGTACCATACTTTGTTCCGCACAGTCAAGCCCACGACCGGCCTGTCGGACGTACATTCGTTTATAGCAAGCACAGGGCTTAAAAAACAAAAACCAAAATCGGAGATAAAAATGAAATTTAAGAAGATCAAGACAAATGAAATATTAGATCTGCTAGACGAGGACTGCATGGTCGCCCACGGTAGCGAGGACGACGGCTATACCGTCTACAAGATGGTAAGGTTTCCAGATGGTAAACTAAAGTTCTTTAGCATGGATTATGATGATGAAGAGTCATACTCTTGGGACGAGGTTAGCGAGGTTTGTCTTTCGGGCTTAATGGAAGACGAGTGGTACAAAGCAAATGTATAACAAAGAATGGAAATCAGAAAGTAGAGAGTTAAACTCCCTGATTGCTAGTGAATATAATCCTCGAAGACTTACTAAAGCCCAAGCGGATCAATTAAAGAGGTCAATTGCGAAGTTCGGGCTTTGTGAACCTATTGTTATCCAACCCAACGGCTCTATAATTGGAGGACACCAGCGGGCTAAAATACTAAAGTCACTGGGTCATACAACCGTTAATGTATATGTGCCAACCGAGGCACTATCCCCAGAAGAAGCCAATGAATTAAACATACGACTAAATAAGAACACTGGTGAGTGGGATTACGATGTTTTAGCTAATATGGTCGACCCAGACGAATTAATGGATTTTGGTTTTACGCCAAAAGAATTGGATTTGGAAGTGTTTCCGGAAGAGGCCCCGTCAAAGCAAAAGTTAACAATAAACATCAAATTCGACTCTGAGGTTGATTTTCTATCAGCTAGAGAGAAGATATCTAAAATTCTAATGGCCTATCCAGCGGCTAAGATCAAATAATAAACAAACAGTAGGTTAGAAAATGGTAGCAAAGAAACCAGTAAAACCAAAAGCAAAAAGAGTCCCAGTTAGCAAACCAAAAAACAAACACATTCCAATAGACTGGGAAGAAGTAGATAAGTATTTAGTAGCGGGCTGCAGTGGCGAGCAAATATCCGCGGTCGTCGGCTGCCATTCCGATACCCTTTATAGAAGATGCGTATCCGAAAAGGAAATTCTCTTCGCCGAATATGCTGCTAATAAGCGTCAAAAGGGCAACTCAATGCTGCACGCAAAGCAGTTTCAGCAGGCAATGAAAGGAGACAGGGGCATGTTAATTTGGCTTGGGAAACAACGCCTTGGTCAAAGAGAAGAGCCTCAAAACCCATCTGAGTTTAACGGCAAGTTGGCGGAGATTCTAGACCACCTTAAGGGCGTTAAAGACGAAAGAGACTTCAAAAAAGAATAATTAAACCTTAACCCAGTAGTTTTGTTATCGCACTTTGAAAGAAAAAAGCTTTAAACTTAAGAAGCTCTGCCCCTGTTGGAATCTTATCATGCGTTTCCAGATTGTAGAAGACATCGGTAGCCATAGAACTTAATTCCTCTAGAAAAACAGCATGGGAAACGGGGTTTTCGTCAAATTGATGAACAGCTTTGCAAAAGTCGTCAAAGTCGTTATAAGAGTGTCCTTTGTAATAAAACATCTTTTCACTCATCCATCAACTCCTATATCTATAGTTTCTGCTTTCTGCTGCTCTTCAATCTCTACTGCAATCTCTTCCGTAGAAGGTATGTGTATGTCTACTGGTGGGTTTAACCCGACTCCAAAGCCAAAAGCTAACACGATAAAAAAAGCAACCACAGTATCACCCCTAAGTAAATAAATATCGCAAAGGCGTGGAGTATTTTATAAAATTGTAAAAACATTCTTTACACCTTTTTGTTTATATATTATATAAATCTACAGGGCCAAGTAAAGGGAAAAGATGGAAACACGAGTTAAAAAACCAAGACGAAAACAGAAAAGAGTTACTAATCAAAAAGTTGTTGGTGAGCTTAAAGACGTTGTGGTTAGGTTAAGGGCTGTAGAAAGGGAAGCCAGAAAGGCGTTCGAATCGATTCTATTACACTCAAAGAAAATAGATGAATTCAATAAAAGAATTGACAACATGGAAGAAACGATCTTGATGGTGCATACCAACGTCAGGAGAAGTCGTTATTTACATGAAGAAAGGGAAGAAGGCCTTAGAGTATATAAACATAGCAAAACAACACCAATGACTCCGTGAGGGATTTTGGGGGATTTATGAATAAAAGAGAACTGATGAAGCAAGTATTTTGTGAGTCGATAGACGAAGCTAGCGACGAACTTATTGAAACAGGGTTAAGGCTGGCTTTACTTTCTATTATAAGAGGCCTACTGGAGCTTCCGGAAGAAGACTACGAATAAAGCCCGCTTAGTATAGTGGTATTACAGTAGATTTGTAACCTTCAAATGGGAGTTCGATTCTCTCAGCGGGCAACAACGCGAGGGGCGAATGGGAATAGAACAACTTAGCAACAAGCAATTAATTTCTCTACAAGAATCTAATGCAAGGATAAATTTATTTGAAGGACCCGTTAGGGCAGGAAAGTCGTTTATTGCCCTGTTGAGGTGGTTAGAATTCTGTAGAAGCGGACCTAAAGGACCGTTAATTTTATGTGGGAAAACAGATAAAACGATCAAAAGAAACATAATTAGCCCACTGCAAGATTTGGTTGGCAATGCCCTTAGATATTCTAGTGGAAAGGGTGAGGTCACTTTGTATAATCGTATAATGATTGTGTGTGGCGCGAACGACGATCGAGCAGAGGCAAAAATCAGGGGCAACGAGTACGCCGGGGCTTTGATTGATGAGGTTAGTTTAATGCCCGAGAACTTCTTTAAAATGCTGTTGTCGCGGCTTTCTATAGACGGGGCTATGCTATTTTGCTCTACCAACCCAGACAGCCCGTACCATTGGTTTAAACGTGACTTTATGGATCGTAGAGACGAAATAGACATGAAGGTCTTTAGTTATAATATAAGGGACAATCCCTCTCTTTCAGAGAAGTACATAGAGAATTTATCTAAAGAATACCAAGGATTGTGGTATAAAAGATACATAGAGGGGAAATGGGTATTAGCTGATGGTGCGGTTTACGATTTTTTTGATAATGATATACATGTTATTCCAATGGCTAGGTCTGAGGCAACTTTCTATCTTTGCGGTATCGATTATGGAACTACTAATCCGAGTGTTTTCGTTCTTATCGGATATAATGCAGGATCTTATCCGAACATGTGGTTAGAAAGGGAATATTATTACGATTCAAAAAAAGAATTGAAACAAAAATCTGACTATGAATATTGCAAAGATTTTATTGACTTTACAAGCGGTTACAACATAAAACATATTTACATTGACCCTTCCGCCCTTAGTTTCAAGCAGGAATTAAAAAGAAACGGTATTAGCAACATTGTAGACGCTAAAAATGACGTTATCCCAGGCATTAGGTTTCAAGCGTTGTTGTTAACAAACGGGACATATAAAATATGCTCTAATTGTACGGAGTCAATCAAAGAGTACAGTAATTACCTGTGGGATTCAAAGGCTTCCGAAAGGGGAGAGGACAAGCCTATCAAGAAAAACGATCACTCAATGGACGCCCAGCGTTATGCTCTGTATAGTTATTTCTTTAAAAAAGACTTAAAAGAAGACTTTACGGAAGAAGATGCATACAGAATGCAGGCGGCATATGCATGGAGGTATTAAGTAAAGCCAACGTGGGGCTTTACTGTTCTTTATCTAAAAACAATTCAATTCGTCTCATCTCAGATCACCCCATATCTCTTCAATCCATTTCATATCACCTCCTTTACCTTTTTGAAGTTCAACTTCATTTTAGTAAGGCAAGCTCTTTTCATACCAAATCATATCACCTCTTGTTCCTGCTTTTAAATTAGAAGGGGGGACAAAGTGAAGTTGTTATTCATTTTTTATTAATACACTCATTAACTTCTCCTATGGCGACGGTGGGCTTAGGTCTTTTATTGCTTCCATCATTTCCTTACGCATCTCAATATATTTTTTTACATCCTCACATAATTCATAATCGCCTTTAAATAAAACCATACATGTTCCAGTGACAATTTTTTCTCCAGTTAAAGGATAATCAATATTCATTCTATCGTATGCAGTCATGGCCCTTTCCATAAACAACAGATAATCTGGTTGCTCTGGAGGTTCAAGCCATATACCACACTCACATTTGCCATCATTTACTTTACTTTTACATTTATCACAATATGTTCTCATAAACTGGTTTCCTCCTATGCTTGTTTCCTTAAAAATCACATATAAAAAAATCTCTTGCGTTGCCAAGAATCAGCACCTCTGCTATGGTGGGTTTAACCTTAGAGATGAGATGGGCATTTATTATACAGCTATTGATTTTGAAGATAAGTTAAAAATTAATCCTCCTGAAAATTTTGCTATAAAATGTCCTGCATTATTCCATCCACTAAACCCATTTTCTGGAATGATAATTATGATGAATTCCCGTGGACATAATTTTGGATTAATAGACGACTTTTCACAACCTGAGGCATTTTATTCAAAAGAATATAAGAACATTACAGAATCTGTTTTCAAAGAATACAATGATATGTTCCCTGATTTTTTCAATGATGATATAGATTAGATACAAAACAATCTCTTCCATGGCAGCCTTTGTTATATTGAAGATAGGAGGAAATAGGATGGAAAAGAAGAAGAAATTTATACCATATAACAAAATGACTATTGGTCAAAAAAAAGTTAACTTTGTGAAGTGGCTTATGAAACAGGGCGTTAGCAAAGAAAAAGCAAAACTCATTTGTCATTATAAATTTTATCATGAAAAATAGGTAAGAAAAATGTACTTCTTTTCAGACATAGGACTTCTTATCGGATTACCTCTTTTTGTATACGGTGTCTAGAGGGTTGGCTAATCTCCCGTTGTGTATTAATAAAGGTGTTATACCACTTATTTCAACTTTAATTTTGTCCATTTTAAACATTTCATTTCTCCTTTAATGTATATACTTTTATTTAAAATCCATATTTATACGAAACCATAGGATAAAACATAATCCCATATTGTGAAATTGTCGGAACAG